GCTTGCTGCACTTTCCCTAAGTCCATCAGCGCCTTGATCTGGTTGTACACCGACAAAGTCAGGAATTTGGTGCTGTCATTGAGCGCCATGCTGGCTGACAAGGGGTCTTTGGCCAGCGCGGCAAACTGCTTGGCAGTCTCAGCAACACTGACACCGGTTTCCTTTTCCAGTTTGAGCGCCACGCTGGCGAACTGCTGCAAATTACCGGACGCGATATTGCCGTTGGTGGTCAAAGTCGCCAAGGCAGCGGCGGCAGCCCCCACGGTGCTACTCGTCCCTTTGCCGATGGCTTGCGCCATGCCCAGCAACTGCTGGGTGGTTGTGCCCGAGGCATTGCCCGACAGAATCAGGGCACGGTTAAACGCCAGAGTTTCATCGGAACCCTGTTTGAACGCCAAACCCAAACCCAGTACCGCAGCCGCCACCACGGTGTAGGGGTTAATCAGGGTGCGGATGTAGCCGCCCAGCGCCTTGGCCGCATTGCCCACCCCACCAAACATGTCTTTCAACTGACCGCCCTGTTGCAGCAACACCGTCAACGGGGCTTGGCCGCCTTGCAAGGACACCACGATGTCCGTCAGCTGGGCCGGCACCAAACGCAGCGCCGCGGCCGTGCCTTTGGCCGTCATACCCAGGTTGTTGAGATCACTGGGCGCGTTGCGCAGGGCCAGACTGGCGGCGGTGTTGGCGTCCTTTTCTACTTTGCGCGCTGCCGTCAAGGCTTGGCTGGCTTGGGTCGCCGCCAGGTCATCGGCTAGCTTTCGGGCATCAAGTTGCTGCAAGGTTTGATACTGGGCTTTTAAGGCTGCGGTGCTGTCTACCGTAAAGCCTTTGGCCTCAATGCGGGTTTTAAAGGCCTCGGCGGTGCTCATGCCCGCAGTTTGGGCATCGAGTGCCACGCGCTTGAACATGTTGCTGATGCTTTTGGTTTGCTGGTCGATGTCACCTGCCGCTTGTGCCACGCCGTCGCGCCCCTTTTGCATGCTGCCACCCAGCGCGTTGCCGGTGCTGGCGGCCTCATCACCCAAGCCCTTGAGAGATTTTTTGAGCACACCGACTTCACTGGTGGCTTGGCTGGCATCAGCGGTGAATTTAATCTTGTTTTCTAAATCTGCCATGACTGCCTTTATGCGGAGTTTTGATGCACAGCGGCTAAGGCTTCAATTTCAATGCTGCGCACATCTTGAAACAGTTGCTCATGCTGCTCAGGGTTGAGTTGCAAGCGGTCGAGTCGGTAAAACAGCACGTTGTAGTCCAGCCCGGTCATGCCACCAGGGCCGGTGCGCCACTGGGTGCTGATGCTGATAAACAGTTCAACCGCAGCCTGGTTGTCAGGCCAGATGGCAACGGGTGGCTGGGCAAAGTCTTCAGCGGTAAAGCCAAAAGCTTCAAGCTCATGGGTATTCGGCTCGGTGGCGTACAGAGCTTGCGCCACTGCCTTTAGTTTCCCAAACGGGCGGCCGTCAGTTCAGACAGGTATTTTTCGATCACTACGCGCGCGGCACCCAAGTAGTTTTGGGTCAACAACGCCACATGAGTTTGGTCAAAGGGGTCTTCCAACTCCCAGCCGCTGGCCACATCCATGATGACATCAACATCTTGACGGTCACCCAAGCCGTCAATGAAGAGGCGAAATTCATCACGGGTGCGACTTTTAAAGGTGAACTCCACCGGCGCTGATGCCCCGCCGGGTACTGGCACATCGACCACTGCTTTAAAAGTGGGATTGGCATTTAGGGAGAATTTTGGTTTGGCCATGATTTACTTAAGAAGTGATAGACCCACCGAGGCGTGCCCCGGCAGGCGTAAAAAAATCCACAGCAGTGGGCGTTCAACAGCAGTGTTAATACTCAGATTCGAGTCAGACGCGCCAGCAATGACACGGTGGCTTTCACCATCATCAATTGGCCTTTGGTCACGGTCGGGGATTCTTGCAGTGAGATATACCCGTTGTAATAAATGGCCGAGCCATCAGGCATGGCCAATTTCAGGGCACGGGTGCCGCGCGCATCAGCCGCAAATTTCAGCGCTTGATAACCTGATTGCGATGTGTCATCGGCGATTTCAAGGGTCAACGATTGCGCGCTAAATACCGTGGGCATTTGCGACTCAAAATTTTGCTCCAAGTAGGAATAAGTGACATATTGCTGATCACCCCCGTTGGTACTGAACCCCATGATTTGAGTGATGGTTTCAGGACTTGAGATTTTGATTGCATCGCCATAACCAGCACCAACCGGGAATATATTGGTCTCAGTTGTATCAACCCCTTTGAAGGTAAAGGTAGTTGCATTGGCTGCGGTGACCACAACCACGCGGTCATTGAGTGCTGACCAACCCGATTTGATAATCAACACATCATCGATTGCAAACGAATTGGAGCAAATTGCAATCGGCGTTGCATCATTTGAAATGTCGTCAATTGGTACTGGGTTGTCATAGGACACATAAAGAGAAACAATCGCGCCGTCAGGTAATTTAGCTGCCATGAAAGGCTCCTTTGAATTAAAAAAGCCCACAGAGTGCAGGCATAAAAAAAGCCACCCTGTCTTGCGACAAAGTGGCTGGCGGGGGTGGCCGGGTGACCGAAATTAATTTAGCGGTCGGACCAGATCGTGAAGTCCTGCATGGAGCCGAATAAATCCATGTCGTGGTCGAAATCGTTGTTGGGCGCACTCATTGGGCGGGCTTGCATCGTGGTGCTGGTGACCAGGGCGGTCTCTATCTGCAACATCACCGCGGCACTCGTGGCGCGGGTGTCGGCCCAGACATTGAATTGAAAGCGGCCGTTTTTCTTGCTGGGCACACTGTTTTCTAAATAACTCAGTGCTTCGCCGCCGACTTGGTTGTAAACAATGTAGGGGCGCACGGTGGTCAGTGGTGCCACATCAGGAAAGACCCGCCCGCCGACCAACGGACTCAGGGCGTTGTAAATTTTGGCTTCAATGGTCATAAATAGGCCCGCATCAAGGCGTTGTTCATCTCTTGAGAGGCGGCATCGAGTGCGGCATTTTGTTTAGCCTCGTAGGTGCTGCGTAAAAAGGGTTTGGGGGCCACTGGCAGCGGGCCACCGGGGCGTGGCATCCAGTAGGCGTCTTTGACGGCACGACTGTCGCTCCATTTGGGTTTGGGTTGTCCACGCATCTCAGGCCGCACCAAGGTCACCATTTGGCCCTTAAAGGGGCCAGATTTAGCCTCTACGGCCATGTAGCGGTGCACATAACCATGTTCAATCCAGTAGCCCATCGTGGTGTAGGGCAGCCCAGCACTGGGGTTGGGTTGGCCTTTGATACTGGCACGGGCTTTTTGCTTGCGCCAACTAATAAAGTAAGTAGCACTCAGGCCCAAGGCATCTTCACGGCTCTCAACAACAAACTTTTGGTAGATGGAGGCTTGCAACTGGCGTGATTTACCAATGGTCAGAGCACGCAGCTTCATCTCATCGTAGAAGACCTGGGCACCGGCTTGGGCGGTTGGCCGCACGTTGCTGCGCATCACATCGGATAGCTCATCGATGCGGCGAGTCAATCGATCAACATCAAATTCGACTTTAAACATGGACCACCTCACAGACCAGGTCAACATACACTTTGCGGGAGTCGGGCAGAACAGCGCGCACATCAAAAGTGGTGTTCTCAAACAAGACCCGCATGCCCGCATGCAGGGGGCGGTAGCGCAGCCGAATGCTGGCTTTGACCACGCTGGTGGTGGCATCGGCTTTGATGGACTGCAGGCCACTCAAATAACGCACATCAGCCGAGATGGCGGTGGCCACAGCGTTCCAAGTACGGACCGGTTGGCCCAAGCCATCTTGCGCTGCACTCAACTGCTCGATGGTGATGCGGTGGCGCAGTTGGCCGATGCTCACAAGCCACCCTCCATGACCCGGTAGCGGTTGAGCAAGGCATCAACAAAGCCGAGCTTGATTGGGCTGCCTCGCTGCGCTGATTCGGCTTCGCGTTGCTCATACATGGCAGCGACTTGCAGTTTGATCCATTGTTGGATGCTGGCGGGAACCAAGCTGGCGTCAGCGAAACCCGCGACAAAGCGCAGTTTAACGTCAAGCGCTTCGCTGGGCCACAGGGTGGCAAAGGCGGGCACGACGGTGGCAAAGCCAAAGTCGTCGCAGTTGTTCAGCAAATAATCCACCGGTAGCAAGGTTTGAATCACCCCGGACTCATCGGTGTAACTCAGGCTCACAATGCTCTGCACCGGGACTCTCGTCAACACCAGTGCTTCGCTGTAAATGCTGCGGGTGGGCGGGAAGGCATCAAGCGTCAGCTCCCAGCTTTGCGTCATCAGAGCGCGCCCGGTGGCCTGCTCGGCCATCTCGGTGGCGGCTTCCAGCAGGGTTTGCAGCAAGGCATCGTCATCACTCAGGTCCACCCGGCAGTGCGCCTTGACGTCCGCCAGACTGACCGGCCAAGTGCTGGGAGCGGTGATCCGCTGCAAGGCCATTTAAGCCTCCAAGGCCAGCTGGGCCGCAGCAATGGCGTTCGGGTGCAGATCAAGCATGCCGTGGTGCGCGCCGACCTGGGCTTCAACGGCGCTCAGGCGAATGACGCTGCCCACTACGCCGAAGTGACAGTCCATCAGGACGAAGGCGTCGACCCCCTCAGCATCGGCTGGGGGCATCAACACAGGGGAGATTGGTTTCTTTGTCGCCATACAGGCTCCAGTTCAGGCAATAAAAAAGCCCCTTGAAGGGGCTCGTGGTGGAAATACAGGAGATCAGCGACTCAGCGCGAACCCGTCCTCGCAGGACCTGGCTTGGCCAGTGCGGCTTAAACGAAGATAAAACTCAAGGATTGACGCAGAGAGATCACCGCTTCGCTCAAGCTGGGCGCCTGCAAAGCATTGCGCTTGATGAAGGCGTTCCACTGCGCGTTCTTTTGGACGTCGGCCATGAATTCATCGGACAATCCAAGCGGCAGTCCGACAGGCACCACGGTACGCCGGCGGGCCATGGTGGCGTTGACCGCCTGGTGCAAGATCTGGGGATCGAGCTCGCAGCGGTTCAACAAGACCCAAAGGTCAAAGTAATCTTCTCAACGGCTGTTGGCCATACCCAGGGAGACGATGGCATCGAGTTTTTCTGCCACCACCGTGTAGCGGGGGTAGACCCGCAGACGCGGTGCAGCAAAGCCCTCCAGCATGACCGGGTAGTCGGCCATCTCCGGCGCCGGGGTGACCGCATCGCCATAACCGACATCGACTTGCACCGAGCACTTGGCGCTGTCAATCCAGGCCAGCAGCGTGAGCCGTATGCCGGCGTAGTTGGCCTCTTTTCTGATCTCTTGAGCCTCAATCGTCGCGCCATCAAAGCGAATGCCATCGTCGACGTCCAACTGGCACAGCGCCTCAAATACCCCGGTCAAATGGGGCAACTCAGCCAGGCCAAAGCCCAACAAATCAATGTCACGCGTGGGTCGCAGGGGCACATCAAACCAGAGATCAAACAACAAAGCGCCCTTGAGCAAAAAGTTATCCCGGTGGATGGAGACGCTCAGGCGGTATAACAAGCGTTCCAACGCATAACGCGTCAGCACCCAGGAGAAATCAAGGCCGTCAGCTCGGGCTTTGCTGAGTAAGCGCGCCCGAACCGAGGCCCCTGTGTTGCGCAGCGTCATGTCAAACTTTCCAAATAGGGTCGCATCACGTTGGCCACCCGACAAATCTGCGCGCTTTGCCACAGCTCATCCATCGTGACGCGTTTGGCGCTCCAGGCTTCGCGCAGCGCTTCCAAGGCGACATCCAGGCCAATCTTGTTGCGGTACTTAAAGCAGTCTGCCACCGTTTTGGCCACGGTCGTCACCGGGATCTGAACGACCCCATCCAGCGACTTCTGCTCCACGCCACTAGTCAGGGCCAATCCCGAGAAGCGCACCACGTGCAGCGCCGGGTAAGTTATTACAGGCGAGCGCGCCTTCACATCCACTGCCAGCCACACCTCATAGGGCGACTGCGTGGTCAGGCCATGAATTTGCAGGGCGGTAAGCAAGCAAAAGACGCCCTGCGGGTACTTAAGCGCCACCTCGGCGAGCTGATCATGCTCACTCACCGGGCGTTCACTTGCGCTGTAAATCCCCCGGCTCACGCGGGTCAAGCGGCCTTGCTGCACCAAGCCCGCCAACGCGGCGCGCGCCACCCCGAGGGCCTGCAGATCGCGGGCGCGAAACAGGCCTTGGTGGTGGCTCAGGGCCATGATGGCGTCAGTGGCTTTCATGCGGGCATTATTACATAACGTCGGTAAATTTCAACAACTACAGACATTATGAATGTCACCTTACCCGAGCCGTTGCTC